TCTTCAAACTCTTTTATCTTATCTTCCCTTTCTACCACTGAAGATATTTCTCCACCTAAACCAGCATACCCTGCAATATCAACCCAACTATCTTTATGATTAGGGTTCTTAGCTAATCGTGCCATCTTTACCCATGCCATACACAATGCTACGTCTTCTCTGGTTACTTCTGTTTTAAGAATTAGACTCCAACCATCTGCAATGTCTTTAAAGTTTATAAAGGCATCTCCGTATTCTTTATCTCTATCTCCTGTAATAAGTTCACTTGCTTTTTTTAATATTAATTCTCTTGGAATCATCAGTGTACCTTCTTATCAAAGTTTGCATAAACAACATTACCATTTACTTTTTCTATTTTTTGTAATGGTTGTACATTAACGTCTTTTAATCTAGTTTGTGCTTCAATAACTACATTCTCAAGCATTGTTCTCATTGTAATACCTATCTCTTCCATCATACCTGTACAATTAAATGCACCATCGTATATCTGAAGTTCATTTCGTTCAGGATCATAAGTACAGAAAACACTATATGTATTGTCTGGTAAAGTTACCTCATGTACTATTTCTTCTTTTTTGTCGGACATACTGTTAACTCCATAAAATCATCAGCATACATTAATGCTAATGGACGTTTGCGATCACCTTTTAATATTGCTACAGGTTTTGTAGCTTTCATCATATTAGTTTCAGCTTGTTCCAAAGCAGCATATACAGCAAAGGATGATCTTGCTTTGCATTCAACTGTCCAAGGAAATAGCCTACGTGCCAAAGGACTAAGACCTATATCAGGTCCATTAACTCCACCAGGAGTTGACGTAACATCATCTTCTTCTACACCTTTAAGATGTTGTTGAAGATAGTTACGTACCCACTGTTGAAGTCTACGTCCTTTGGCTTTTGCAGACGATACACTTATTCTATTTGAAGACCGTGTAGTGGTAGTAGGCATTTGCCGATTTCGATTTAGGGTTACGTTCATACTTCAAATCAGGCCAACAAGTATATCGAAAGCTACAGTACGAACAAGTCATACCTAGTTTTCTATTACCTGTAGGTTTACGATAAAAGAACTCTTCCTCATCAGTAAATCCACGTACAAAGTTATCTTCATTTGCTTCTTTATATCGAGTTATCGTATCTTCTATCTTATTGGTATAGCTTTCTTCATCATCAGGGTCAGCTTGAACTACTTTCATATCCCCTGTTTCTTTGTTGATTGCTATCCAACCACCTGCTTTTATTTCTGGAGTCTCTTCTCGTTCAGCCTTAGTGTAACCAAACAACTGTGAGCAGTAACCAAAGTCATCATTCTCTTTCAATGCCTCATAAGAAGCAAACTTCTTTTCAAAGGCAAACCTTGATGCACTTTTAATATCCCACAAAGAGAAACCATTACCATCCCTGATAACTAAATCAAGTTCTCCATTAATATAATCTCCATCAGGAGTTTTGTAACCTACTCTTTTATTTAAATCTACTATTTCTACTCCTGCTGCCAGTAGGATAGCAACAGCAATAACTTCAGTCATATCACCATATAACATTTTGATACGAAAAGAATTAGACTCAGGTGCTTTAGGCCAACCAAGCTTCTCAGCGTGTAACTGACAGAATGGCTTACCTACCTGAGACATAGAGGGAAGTTTTGCTCCCCCCTTTCTCCTGAAGTTGAACTTACCTAGCTTACCATTAAACATCTGACTAGCACGAAACACTATGTCATCTGGAATTTTAGGATCACCTGCTAGGTAAGAATCAATAGTTGTTTGAAGATCCATCCTAGAATGGAATCTCGTCATCAATAGTTGCACCTACATCTATATCAGTTTTTACCTGACTAGGAACCATGTTTTCTCTCATCTTATCAACTACTTGTTCATTCTCTATAGTGATAAGATCAGCAAAGTCTTGTAGATATCCTCTTGTAACATCAGTCAATGCTCTACGCTCATTAACCATAGGTGTATACTTCAATACAAAATACTTATTAGAACCTGCTTTCTTTAGTTCATAACCTATCTTTATGTCACAGTTGAAAGGCTCCATCTGATACTGTTTCTTAATAGATGGTAGTAACTTACCAATCTCAAAGAAGTTAGATGGACCTAACTTGATCCTGAATGGAACCTCATCAATCTCTACCTTCTCACCAGAAGCAGCAACAGGCTTATCCATACGTATCAAACCAAACAGGTTTCTACTTAACTTAGCTTTAGATGCAGTAGCATAGGCAATGGGATCAGATGCACGTAGCTTCTCTCTTTCTGCATTGCTTACCCAACCACACTTATCTCCACCAAACCAATCCAACGCTTTATTTTTAAAACTCATAAAGTGCTGAGATATGTTAGAGAACTTCTGAGAGTCTGGATCATATACAGAAGTCTGCATAGTCTCAGCAAATACTCTGAAGTAGGTATCTTTAGCAAAGACATCACCATAATCAGGATGATTCAATGCTATTGATGGTGCAGGAATACCCTCTACCATCTCTCCATTGTGTTCTGTTGTATTGTCTTTGTTAATCCTGGCTCTTGCCAAGCTAGGTCCACTATCCATTGGGGTAGTGTATAACATGGAAAAGTCAGTAGTATTCTCGTCAATCTTAATTAATCCGTTCATTTAAAACTCCAATCATTTAATGAACAATGCTTATAACATACTTTTATTACTTTGTCAATTGAAATCTTGTTGCTCCATCCAATTTTTTCCATGAGACATTTCAACCTCAAGAGGTATGTAATCAGGTAGGCCAAATCTCTTCTTAGCTTCTTCTTGTGCATCTAAAAGGCACTGTGGTCCTATCTGAGATACTTGATCTATCTCATCTGGATGGGTATCAATCAAGACACTATCATGTACTGTATTAATGACTACACTTTGTAATCCTTTCTCTTTCAGTTTGTTGAATAATAATATCACACCTAATGGTACAATCTCTGCTGTAGCTACTGACTGAACAGGATAG